GGGCATAGAAAGCTCTATGAGTCGCGAGTCGTAACACGGCCGGAGGTAATCAGTGCTGCTACCGACTTTGTCGAAAGATGGGGAATGGAACATCGTCCAAAACTCCCTGCCTTGCCTACTAGCTCCGTTGGTCTAACGGAGGGGGCCTGCCAAGAGGCACCTCGCTCTTAGGGCGGGTTGGCTTCGCGGATAGCCGGCGTCGGATGCACTGCACCTCAAGTCATCAGGGAAATCCCCTAGGACTTCATGGGCGTACCAACTGAACGATTGACTGACCTGGATTTGGTTATCCCGCAAGATGTGCGCCAGAAGCTGGTTCTTGGATCATTAACCGAGGGCTAGCTTGATGAAATCGTCAAATCCTCAGGCGTGCTTTCGTTAGCACTGCAGGAGTTCTATGAGACGAGAGATACCTTCCGGCACTCTGTGGTGGCGATTGACGAGCGTGGGTTCAAAGCCCGTGTAGTCACAAAGTCGCCATGGTGCCTGGTCGTTCTCGGTCATCAGGTTCGGTCATACCTCTGGTCTGCACTTACGCGGGATCCCCGGATCACCGACGTCCTTAAAGGCGACCACCACGCAGCTGTTGAGCGCGTATTCAAGCATTCGCAGCCCACCGACGGTTGGGAGATCATCTCTTCTGACCTTACGTCGGCTAGCGACACGCTACCCTTGGACCTGGTCTAGGCAATGGCGTGCTAGCTGTCGGAAACATTCTAACTTCCGACTTGGATGCATGATGTGCTTATGGCGTGCGTGGGATCTTTGAGCCTGGACTACCCGGGAGGCGAGAAAGTGGAGAATACTACACGGGGGATCTTAATGGGTCTCCCCACAACGTGGTTCTTCCTATGTCTCGTTCATCTCTTCTGGGTGGACCAGTCGGTGAAAGGGGTTCCTCGAAAGGGAAGGCGGACGATGCTCGCCTAACGTGTCGCTATCCGCGGCGATGACTTGGTTGCGCATTGGCCTTTATCGGTCTCTAAGCGTTACCACACCATACTGGAGCGGTCCCACGGCATCATTAGCCAGGGAAAACATTTCAGGTTGAAGCACTCCGGTGTCTTCACTGAGACCTGCTTTAGGGTTAAAGTCAAAGCTGCTTGCGACCGTCGGGCTGTCCCCCCTCCTGAGGAAGGTCCCAGGAAAGTCAGGGGCAAGGCCTTTGCTGCCTACGACGGGTTCATGCACTAGGGTTTCAAAACCTTCCGCACCGCTCGTGTCCGCTGGCCCGAGGTTATACCTCTTAGGGGCTTGTGCAGACCGAGACGGTTGCCAGGTGAAACGAGTCTAGTACCGACGTGGGCGGCGATCGGCCCTGCCGCAACGAGTCTCTGTACTGGGTCGCGGAAGCGCGCTAAGATCGTACGGTCGGTTCTCCGGGTGCTGCACCCGGGATTGGAAAAGTGGGCCTATCATCGTGGCCTCATTCCGAACCTTCCGCGCGTCTTTGGCGGCTTCGGCTATCCAGGAAGGACCCAGACTGTAAAAGATCTACCTCGGTGGGTCCGCGTCTGCCTTCGGGGGGTACTGTACCGGTCGACTGTCAAAGACATCATGAGCTTTGGCCGTCCTTGGAGCTGCTCCAAGCCGGTCCCCTTCAGACAGATGGCGAATGACCACACTAGGGAGAGACTTGCGTACGGCAAAGTTGCCTTCTCGCGCCGTGGGAGGGGGGTTCCTTCGGGATTCCTTCCCTTAGGTCCGGCAGGTGAGGCCGAAGAGATCATTACTCTATCGGTTTCTCGCCAATTTGCCCTAATGATGGGCTATGCCGATGAACCTAGGAAGTCCGTGAAGACGTTCTTCCCGGCACCTGGTAAGGTGGGCGGAGATGCGCGCAAAACTCTCTTGAAGTATTATTCTCGAGGTCTGGGTGGCAAGGGTCTCTAAACCGGGGCTCCGCTGGAGAAGTTAGTCAAGCGATACGCGAACCTTTCAAATGAATGGCTAGTTAACGTTACGGCTGACCTATCCTGTGCGGTCCCGGTG